TCCGCTCACGCACGACAGGGCAACCGCACTGGCGGCACGCTCGGCCGTCGAAGTGTTCGCACGTCTGGCAGATGGCGAACCGCTGGGCCACTTGCTCGTCGGTGGCACGGGGCATCCCGGCGGCGACGTGGCGGGCCGCAGACCGTGCGAAGTTGGCGGCCCTCGTGACGAGCGACACGCCCGGCTTCGGCTTGGCGGGATAGGCCGGGTGCGTCTCGTCCACCGTGATCTGGTCGCCGTCCTGCGAGACGATGCACGGCCGCACTTCGTCAAGCGTGTAGCCACGCTGGCGACAGCGCTCGGCCAGGTGTTCGATGCGGCAGCGAATCACGGCAACGGGTTCTCGTAGCAGCCGATCTGGAAAAACTGAAACGCTCCTCCGGGGCCGACGTTCACGTCCTCAAATCTGCCACCCGGCCACTGCCCAGGATCCGGCCCGATGCAATCCTCTGGCGTCGGGTCAATGCAGCACTCGTCGCCAACCGCTTCGCAATCTCGAATAAAACACCGCAAGATTCGGACGTTAAAACCCGCCCCAGGAAACGGCTCCTGCTCAATCAGTTCCGTTTGGGTGAACCCTTCGGCGCACGCGCAAGGATCATTCGTGCCAGAGATCACCCATTGCCCATTGACCTCCTCGCAGTAGTCCAGCAAGTACTCCGCCGTGCCACAACAGTCGCTTCCCGGCGGGCAGCCGCCGCAGCAGCACCCCGCCTCCGTGCCGACCTTTCCGTCACGCAGCACGACCTTGCCGTCTTGGAGCGTGATGAGCGTCACGACGACCCCTCTTCACACGAGGTAGTAGTGATCCATTTCAGGCACCCATTTTCGTGCCCTAAAACCTGTGTTTCTCCAGGGTCGTAATCTGGAAGTTGCGTTAAGTCTTCTCCGCCGATGCCAGGGCAGTGACAGCCCCCCGGCCCGTCTCCCTCGCCGACGCAGCTCTCGGCCTGGACCAGATACCAGCAACCGTTCTCGGCGAGGGCCAGCTTTACTATTCGGCCGCCGTTGACATCGAAGGACTGGTTATGGGCCAGCAGCGATTCTCCGCCGCTGCCATATCCTTCTTCGTCGCAGGAGTCCTGGAACACTAGCGAGACTTCTTGGGTTTCACCTTTGATCCACGGCGCTACCGTCTTGCCAATCTTGATAGGTGTCCCGTCGTCGCTGACCTGACGGAACTTCACGGGCGACTGGTCACGGTTGCCGCGCTCGTAGGCCCTGGTCGCGGCGATGATCCGCCGGGCCGACCCTTCGCCGAACTTGACCCCCTTCGCCATCACGCGCTCCCGGCCGCGAGGATCGCGGGCGTGCCGAAGATCGAGTCGAAGTCGGCCTCCTCGTAGACGTCGAACCCGTCGCCGTCATTCGCGACGAGCGGCTTCGTGCCGGCGGCCAGGGCCGTTCCGTCCGTGTCGAGGCCGACCGGCTGCTTCACCGGCTTTCCGTCGTCGGTCGTGATCGCCCGCTTGCCGCCGCTGCCGTCCAGCTCCATAAAGCCCACGTCCCACGGCATCAGCTTCCACGTCCCGGGGTCGTAGCGGAACTCCCACTGGCTCTCGACGTAGGCGAGCGTCCCGGCGTCGTCGGCCCCGTTCAGCCGGGAGGTCGTGACCCGCTTCGCCCCCTTGAAGTAGGCCTTCCAGGTGAACTCGGCCCCGTCGGCCCAGGCCGCGTCGTTGATCCGTCCGTCCGCGGCGGCCACGTCGGCCTCGAGGCCGGCGTCGTCCTCGTAGCACCGCGTCAGGGTCCAGCCCTGCTCCTGGCGTTCCTTCTCCAGGCCCTCGATCGGGTCGCCGGCGGCGTTCACGATTGATTCCCCATCTCGATCGGTGAAGGCCGGAACGGTGGTCGCTCCGCCGGACCGTTCCCAGACGTCCTCCGGGATCCCGTTCTCCGTGACCTCCTTCCCCGCCGGGGGCGCGTAATACTGGACCGTCAGCGTCCACCGCATCCCGTCCCGGCCGGCCGGCGACAGCTCGAACTCCTGGGCCTTCAGGGCCGGGAGGTCGAAATGGTCCGTCCCGTAGGTCAGGCCGATCGTCGCCGTCACCCCGGCCAGGATCTCCGCCTTGCTGGTCAGGGGGCTGTCCGTGCGGATCTGCCACCGCTCGGTGGCCCGCATGGATTCCCCGTACTTGCCGGAGAGGCTGGTCCCTTCGACGATTCGTTCGTAGCTCACCCAGGCCATGGCTTAAAACTCCACCGCGAGATCGTCTTCGCCGCCAGACGTGTTGGCGGCGATCTGCTCGAGCGCCGACAGCTGTTGCTCCTGAACACTGTCCCCGCCCCGCATCAGGCGGAACATCTCGGCGACCCCTTCGCTCGACCGGCTGTCGATGCCCTTGATCGCCTGGGGCTCGACGGCCGCGGCCACCGACTGGGCCATCTGGTCGGCCACCCCGGACCCGGCCTCCTCGATCTGGCCGGCGGAGGCCTGGGCCTGCGCGATCGCAGAGTCGAGGGCCGTCGTGAGCGGTCCGGCCACGGCCGCCCCGGCCGCCGCCATGGCAGGGTCGCCGGTCATGGCGAACTCCATATTCTTGGCGGCGGAGTTGATGTTCTCCGTGATGCCCCGGTCGATCTCGGCGTTGAATGCCTGGGCCCCGGCGACCACCGCGTCGAGCGACGACGTGTCGAACCCCAGGAACTGGCCGATCTGCTGGGCGATCGTCGCCAGGCCCTCGAAGGTCCCGCTGAACCCGCGGACGACCAGGAGCAGGCCGACTTGTGCCGCATCGAACACGCCGGCCAGGAAGGCCCCGGCCCGGCCCAGGAAGCCGACGACGTTGTTCCACTGGCCGCCGATCTGGGAGACGTATTCCCAGACCCCGGACAGGTTCGTGATCAGCCAGTCCCCGATCCCCGCCAGGAACCGCGCCCCCTGGAGGATCCCGTCCCCGATCGCCTGGCCGATGTTCGCCCCTCCGATCGAGCCGACAAGGTTGGTGAACGTGTCGGCCACGTTCTTCACGGCCGGGGCCAGGTAGGCGACCACTTGCTGGACGACGCCGTTCATCGCCTGGCCGGCCAGCGTGAACGCGTCGTTCATGGCCTCGACGTCCTGGCCCTGGGCCGTGGTCAGGGCCAGCCCCAGCCGTTCGGCCTGCTCGGCCGCCTGCTGAATGCCCTCGGCCCCGCCGGCGAACAGCGGCAGCAGCTGGGCCCCGGCCCGGCCGAACAGTTGAACGGCCGCGGCCGACCGCTGGGCCTCCGTCGGCAGTTCGGCGATCGCGGAGGAGATCGCCTGGAACCGCTCCGCGGCCGACATGCCGCCCAGCTCCTCGAGCGACAGCCCCAGGCCCTCGAACGCCTGGCGGGCCGTGGCCGACCCGTTGACGGCCTTCACGAAGGCGACGTCGGCCTTCGTCGCCGCGTTGGCGATCGCGTCCATTCCGACGCCGGCCAGGTCGCCCGCGAGGGCCAGCCCCGAAAACTCGCCGTACGTCATGCCGAGCCGGGCCGCCAGCTTGCTCTGGCTGTCGATCACCTGGGCCTGGGCGTTGCCCATCGACACGAGCGACCGGACGTAACCCCCGGCCGCCGACATGATCCCGCCGAAAAACTGGGCCCCCTGGATCGCGACCAGCGTTCGCATGTTTCCCGCGAGCGACGAGACCTGGCCTTGCATTCGCCGCATCGACGACGCGGCCTGGTTCACGCCGGTGACAAGCCCGCTCGAGTTGGCCGTGAAGACGGCCGAGACCTTGCCGATTTGAGACACCGTTTACTCCGTTTCTTCAGGCCCGGCAGGGCCGCGAGCCGGCCGCTGATTTCTTCTTCCGTCAGGGCCACCTTCGGCCGGTACTCGTCGCCCTGGCGATAGGTGATCAGGAACCGCTCCTCGTCATGCTTGTCGAACTTGCCCACCAGCCCGGCCCGGATGAGGCTTGTCATCCGACCGGCCACGAGCCAGGGCTGGCCCCAGGGCTCGATCAGGTAGAAGGCCATCCACCGCCGCAGCTGCCGGCGGGTGATCCGCCGCTTGAAGTCCTCCACGTCCCATTCGTTCATCTCGAGGGCGAGCCGGTAGGTGAACAGCTCCCACGGGTCCGCCCTCAGTCTTTTTTTTCCTCTTCGACCTGTTCCTCCGTCGGGTCGTTCATGAGCGGGACGCAGAATCGGGCGATCTCGTCGATCACCTTCGGCTCGCTCGCGGCCAGGGCCTCGAGGGCCTCGTCGGTCTGGGGGACCGTCCGCTCGCCGCGCTCGTCGCAGAGCATCAGCTGAACGAGCCGGGCCGCCAGCGGCGCGTCGCCGCTTTGGTGTTTGTTGCACCACATGCGCCACTGATCCACGTCGCCGCTCGACGGGTTGCGGACGAACACCTTCCGCCCGCCCAGCGACTTCACCTCGAGCTCGAGCGGTCCGCCCTTCAGCGCCGCGAGATTCAGCAGTTCATCGAAAGACAGCATCCGTTACTCCAAAACGCCGGTGAGCTGGAACGTGGCGGTCCCGGTCGACCACTGGCCCGACCGGCCGGAGTGGTTGAAGGCCATCAGGATGGCCTCGCCCGAAATCACGTTTCCCGGGCTATCAAACACGATCTGGGCCTTGAGTCCAGCGTCGGTCGCCTCGAAGGATGGCGGCCCCCAGAAGGTAAACGTGAGCGTCGGCGGCTCGATGCTGGTCACGTCGTACTGCTTCAGGACCCGGGCATTGGCCCCGGCCCCGAAGACCGGACTATCGACGTGGGTGACCTCGTGGGTCTCCCCGGCTTTCGACTCAGTGTCGAAGCCGGTCAGGAAGCCGATCGGGATTCCGTTGAAGAGGACGGACGTTCCCTGTGAAGAGTAGAAGCCGGGCATCGGTCCCTCCGATCAGGACCCGGCCTGTTCCTCGCCGTCGATCACTTCCTCGAACGTGGCCGAACCTTCGACGTAAGCGTTCGTTTTGCGGGACAGGCCGGAGGCCGTGACCCGGTAGGTCCCGGTCCCGTCGGCCGTGTCGAGCTCGCCGACCGTGCCTTCGTCGATCGCCACCGTGTTGTCCACGGACCGGTAAGCGATCGTGAACTTCCGCGGGTCCCGCTTCGGCACGATTGGGGCCAGCACCATGACGGCCTCCCCGCCGTGCTCGACGTCGAGCGTCGTCATTTCGAGCCGCTCGCGGCTGGGGGCGGACGCCTCGTAGGAGATGTCCATGCACTTATAGAGGTTGCCGTCGAACTCGAACGTCGTCCCGTGGCTCGTGGTGAAGGTGTCGCCGGGCATGGGTCACTCCTGGTAGGTGATTTCGACGGTCAGCTCGACGGTAAAGGTCGGTTGCTCGCGGCCCTCGAGGAATCCGGAGTCGCCGTCGGCGACGTCCACCACGAGGCATTTTTCGATTGTCTCCCCGTCGGCCGAACCCTTGAACCTGTGGATCGCGGCCGTGATCGCGTCGGCGATCTCCCAGGCCTGGACGTAGGAGTCGGCGAAAACAGACACCTGGAACGTGGCCACCGGCGGGACCTCGTCGAACTCCGGGAGGTCGTCGAGGGCATCGGGCAGCAGCTGCTCCCGGATCGTGGCCGTGCGGTTGTAGATGACGTAGGGGGGGTCGCCGGCCCCGGTCATTTCCACCGGCCAGGCCGTGACGTCGTAACCGCTGCCGCTGCCGGTGGCGTCCTCGATCGCGGCCTTCAGCCAGACGTGGGGGGAACCCATGGTCACCTCCTGCCGGGGTTCTTGCCGCTGGCCAGTTCGCGGGCTGCGGCCTGGAGGGCCTTCTTCATCTCGCGGACCAGCGTCTTACCCTGCGGCTTTCCGTAAGCGTTGAGGAACTTCGGGATAATGTCTCGCGGGCTGATCCCTCGCGACGTCCCGTACTCCAGCCAGATCGCCTTCCGGCTTTCCAGGCCGCCGCGGTATCCGACGACTCCGACGACGAACCCGTCTTTCGCGCGGCCGACAAACTTCGACTTCGACGTAACGGCCCGCCGCAGGGCCCCGGCCCGCTGGCGGAACTTTTTTCCGCTGCCCTTCAGGAACCGACCGCCGGCACCGCGGGACACGGCGTTCCGCTTGTTTCTGGCGGTGCCCTTCGGAGTCAGGCTCCGCAGCACAGGCACCCCGTTTTTGACCGTCCGGTTCATGGCGGCCTTCAGGTGCTTCCGGGCGATGTGCCGCGGCAGCTCCCGAAACGAAGCCATCAGCGAGTCGATCTGGCTGGACGTGCTGAAGAAGTTGATCCCGATGTCGATCACGTCGCCTGCTCCTCGACGACCAGCTCGAGCTCCTCGCGGCGGCCCCGCTCGACGACGCCGGCGATCATCAGGATCCGGTCGTTCCGGGAAACCCACCGGAGCCGCATGAGGCCGGTAACGCCGGAGACGTAGCGGATCCGAACAGTGGCCTGGAGGTTGCCGCCGATCTGGCCGCGGCGGGCCTGCTCCGAATAGCTGACGGCCTCGTAGGAGCCATAGACCTGGCGGACGGCCTCCCAGGTGGTCACGCTCTCGCCCGCGGCGTTCCGCGTCGAGACGGGTTCCTGGATCTCGAAGACCTCGGTCAGGATGCCGGAGGGGACGGCCATCACCAGCCCCCGTTCCAGCTGCTCGCGGCCAGGAGGGTGTCGAATGCCTGGGGCAGTTCCGTGGACCCATCGGTCGCGATCACGCCCCGATTGTTGAACTGGTGGTCGACGTAGGCCAGGATCGCGGAGCGGAGGAGCGGGTCGATCGGATCGCCCGGCTCGACCCCGGCCCAGTAGGTGACGACCACCCTCTTCCCGGTTCCCTTCGACAGCTCGATCGTGGCCGGGACGGCGTCGGGCTCGACCTCGTAGTCGTCGCCCTCGTCCAGCTCGACGTCGTCGGCGGTCACGACCAGGCCGTAGGCGCTGCCCGTCAGCAGCGGCGGAGCCGGGAGCCGAAGGACCGCCGGGGCCGTCTTCCAGGTGGCCCGGTATTCGGTGGCCAGGATCGCGATCCCCAGCCGGGCCTCGATCAGCCGGCGGGCGGTGGCGATCTGGCCAGCCAGGAGCGTGTCGTGTTCGTCCTGGTCGGGCATCAGCCCGATCTGGGCCTTCGCCTCCTCGAGCGTCACCGGCTCGGACTCCGGCGGCGTCAGGACCTTCAGGGTGTCGGGGCGGGCGTTCATGATCCGATCGCTCCCTCGCCGATCAGAATGATGTCGTAGGTGGCGGCGGTGGTCGAGGAATCGTTGTCGAACAGGATCTGCTCGTCGCCGCTTTCGACCATCCAGCCCAGCGCGCTCGGGTTGGTGATCAGCAGCACGCCCCCCGGAGGAACCTTGATTCCGAACTCCTCTTCCGCTTGAAGTGGCCCCGAACCCCACTGCTCGGGAGGCGCGAGCGCTTGCCAGTAAATCCCGACCGTCCCGGTGTTCCGGACGTAGATCGCCTTTACTGCGGTCAGGTCTACGCTGCCGCGGTCGTCCGCGAGCGCCGTCAGATCGAGAATATCTTCGCCGTTCGCGGCGATCGTCCGCGAGTCGCTCCACACGATCTCCGCCTGGTTCGCCCCGGTGCCGTTGGCGAAGTTGACCGTCCGCGAGACGTTCGTGACCCGCGTCGTCGACGACAGGTCCGACGAGCTGGACTCCGTGGCCAGGATCTGGAGCAGGATCTTCGCCGTCAGCGTCACTGGATCACTCCCCGGTACTCAGCGGCCGAACCGCACACGGCCCGCTCGACCGCGGCCCGCGGCTTGTCCGGATTCCCATCGACGTCCGTCGTGGCCAGGCCGGTCTCGACCAGACGTCGGGCCAGGGCCGGGGTCGCGTGGATCACCCGCCCCGGCGGAACCGAACGGTAGGTCTTCAGGAGGCGGATCGGGGTGAGCGCGGCCACGAGATCCTCCTGAAACGCCACGGCCCGGCGGGCAGCATCCCTGCCACCCGCCGGGCATCGCGCGAGTTTTACGTTCAGCTGCCGGCGGCGACCAGCTTGGCCACGAACTGCGGGTCGTGGTTTGCCAGGCCGAACCGCTGGAGGCCGCGGTAGACGATGCCGTTCGACTTGAAGGCCGCGTGTTCCGAAGCCGCGACCTCGAGGCCGTTTTGCTTCAGGACCACCGCGGTCGCCATGGCGAAGTCGCCGTAGAGGGCCAGCGTCCCGGCGGGCAGGCCGAGCACCCGGTAGACCGGGGCACCCATCACCGTCGGAAGGACGCGATCGCCGACCAGGGTCGACTGGCTGATCACGCTCGACTTCAGCATGTGGGTCCAGCCGGCACCCGACACGACCCAGGCCGTGTTCGAGGCCCGGGTGTCGATCTTGCCGACCAGCTCGGCCAGGTCGCCACCGTCGAAATCGGTGCCGGCCTCGACCTCGTTGTCCTCGTCGACCAGGTCGACCAGGCCGTCGATTTCCTTGGCGTTGTCGCCGTTGAGCCAGACGTTGTCGATCTTGGTCGCGACCGCGATCGAGATCTGGCGGTTGAACACGGTCGCGAGGTTGGCCACGCCGGCCGCGTCGTCGAGCAGCCGCCGCGAGATCGTGACCAGTCGGCCGACCTCGTTCAGCTTGATGTCCTCGCGGCTGGTCGGGAGCGCCTCATCGTCGACCTCGGTCAGCTCCTCGACCCAGTCGGCCTCGATGTCGCCGATCTTGGGAACCTGGAACTCGTTCGAGGTCGTCTCGAACAGGGTCGCGAGCTGCACACCCACCGACTGGTAGGCGAGCGTCTCGAGGAACCCGCGGTACAGCTCGGGGGAGACCAGCTCGACGCCGGCCCCGTCATAGGTGGGCGAGGTCTCGCCCATGTTGCGGAGGTCGATCGCCTTCGCACCCATGCCGATCGCCCGGAGGAACGAGCCACCGGCCACCAGGTCGGCGGCCGCCACCGGGCCGCGCTTGGCGATGTGGATGGCCGGAGCCTTCCGGGTCGCCTTCTCGACCTCGCCGGCGGGGGCGGAGGCGGGCGTGGCCGACGTCACCTTCCGCAGCCCTTCGAGTCGAGCGTCGATCGCGTTCTCGCGGGCGGCTTCGACCTCGACCTGGGCGGCGCGGGCCTCGGCGGCGTTCAGCCGCTCCTGGATCGACGCGGAGTCGGCGTCGTCCTTGGGCTCCATGGAGCGGAGGTCGACGATGGTCTTTGAGAGCGTGGATGCTTCATCCTGAAGCCGGGCGAGCTTGGGGCTGGGCATCATGCCCTCCTGTGAGCGTTGGTAGTTGTCCGAAACCTCTTGCACGATAAAGACGACCGCCCGAACCCTTGAAGCAAATCAGGGCCGACATTTTCCGTCGGGGCACGACTCCGGGACCCGGCCCTGTTGCCGCTGCCGCTTGCATCGTTCGCAGCCGCAGCGGCAGACCTGTTCGACGCGGCCGTCGGGTTTCCACACTCCGTTGACGCAGGTCTGGCCGCAGTCGCAGTCGGTCGGGGCTG